TGGTGGCGTAGCCCTTCAGGCTTCATCGCATGTCAGGACTACTTCGACTCCGAGATTCACCGCATCAACACCCGGCTACACGGCCCGGTTAAGATCAGGGTGCTGAGCGAGACTGACGACCCAGACCGGCAGCGCCATGCCAACGGGCTTGCACCGAACTTTGTGCATAGCCTTGACGCAGCGCACTTGCACCTTACGACCAGTGAGGCAAGCAAGCGAGGCATCACATCGCTGGCTATGATTCACGACGACTACGGCACACATGCCGCTGACTCGCAGAAGCTCTTTGAGATTATCCGAGAACAGTTTGTCGCCATGTATCTGGCCTGTGACCCGCCAGCCGACCTTCGGGCCAAGTACCCGCAGATTTCCGAGCCACCTGCTAAGGGCAACTTGGACATCATGCAAGTGCTTGAGTCTGAATACTTCTTCAGCTAACCAGTACCTTTATCACCAATGACCAATCCAGCCGTACCCGTAGTTCGTTTGACCCGCGAGGTCTACGACAACTTTGCCAAGCAGTTCCGGCCCCTTCAGCCGAACGAGCAAACCAGCGTGCTTCAGGCTGGCTACGCCCTAGGCGTTACTGCCGTACTGACCAAGCTGCGTGAACAGATCGTTGTCGATGCGAACCCTTGACACACCTGACTGGCCTGCCGTGAAGCAGGCCCTTCAGCGGCTAGAGTCTTTCCAGCAGCAGTACCCATTCAGGGTAACGCCCGACCACGAAGGCGCTTTCCAGCACATCTTAGCTAAGGCCGAGAATGGGGACGCCTTCGTGGTTGGCAACTGCTTGCTGCTAGTGAGCGGGTTTCAGCCATGGTACGGCTTTGAGCAGATTCTGCAAGAAGAGCTAATCATGGCTATCGGCCCACACCCCAATGTGCGGGCTGCTATCTTAGGCTTTGAACGGATCGGAAGGGAACGGCGATGTGACTACCTGCTTGCGGGTAACACGCTCCAAGACCCGAGACTCTCGAATATCTACCGTCGCCTAGGCTATACCCATGCTAGCGACATTTTCACAAAGGAACTGAAATGGGAAAAGTCGTAAGCAAACTGACGGGCGCTGACAAGCAAGCTAAGGCTATGCAGGAAGCTGCCGATAAGCAAGCAGCAGCTACCCGCGAGAGCGCCGCCCGCGCCGCTAAGCAAGCTCAAGAGAGTGCTTCGCAAGCCGCCCGCCAGCAAGAAGCCAGCGCAGCCCGCAACGCTGCTGAGGGCGCTGCCTCTGATGCACTGTCTGCCCCGGCTGAAGAGGCTGATGTGCAATTGGCGGGGGTGGACACTGGCGGCTCAGCGTCTGCCGCCGCCCGCAAGCGTCGGCAAACCTTTGGCCTTGGCTCGGGCGGCACTGGCGTCAACATCTAAGGATCAGCATGTACCGCACAGCAATGGAAGCGTGGAGTGCGCTCGACGCAAAGCGGTCAAGCCTTCTCACGCGCACTGAACGATACGCCGCGCTGACCGTACCCAAGGTCTGCTTGCCTGTTGGCTTTGACGACAAGGCCACGGATCAGGCGCACGACTACCAGAGCCTTGGCTCACAGGCAGTCACGCACTTGTGCAACAAGCTGATGCTTGCCATGTTCGCCCCTAGCCGCCCCTTCGCAAAGCTCAACGCTGGCAAGAAGGCTAAGGCCGAACTACAAGTCGCCAAGATCACCCTGACTCAGTTAGCAGAGATTCTGGCTGAGGGTGAGCGGGAGGCTGTGTCTCTGCTGGACAACATGGCCCAGCGGCCCAAGCTGTTCCAAGTCATGCGGCACCTTGTCGTTACTGGTAACTGCCTGTTGATCTTGCTCAAAGACTCAATGCGAGTTTTAGGCTTGCGAAACTACGTTGTCAAACGCGACATAGAGGGCCGGGTAAAGCACCTTATCATCAAGGAGACCTTGCCCTTTGACGAGCTTGAGTCTGATGTCATCGCCAAGTTTCGTAGCAAGTTCCAAGACGACACTCGGGTAGACTTCTACAAGTGGATTCGCCGTGACGGCGACGGCAACTACCGCATTACCCAGTGGGTAAACGGCTTCCTGATTGACGAACCGAAGTACAAAGGCAAGTGGCCTGAGTCAGAGCTTCCCTACCTCGCCCTGACCTGGGACTTGGCAGATGAGCACGACTACGGCACCGGCTTGGTCGAAGAGTACGTAGGGGACTTTGAGGCTACTAGCGCCTTGAGCGAGTCTGTGGTGGACGGTGCTATCCTTGGCACCGAGTACCGATGGATGGTCAACCCCAATGGCATGACCAGTGTGGAAGACCTGAACAACAGCAGCAACGGTGACGCTCTCCCCGGTATGGGCACTGACGTTACTCCGACGCAGGGTGGCAACCCCAACGCTGTTGCTTCGGCTGAGGCTGTGCTTGACCGCTATGAGCGGCGCATCAGTCGTGGCTTCCTTATGGGGAGCGCCGTCATCCGTGACGCAGAGCGAGTCACCAGCGAAGAGGTACGGCTTACGGCTAACGAGCTTGAGACTGCATACGGCGGTGTCTACTCTACCCTAGCGGTGTCCTTGCAGAAGCCCGTTGCCCAATGGCTCTTTAAGCAGATCAAGCTGGACTTGAAGGGCGCTGACCTCAGCGTCACTATCGTCACGGGCCTTGATGCGCTTAGCCGCAGTGGTGACTTGGAAAACTTCCGCTTGGCTATGGGTGACTTGAGCGCAGTTGCCAACACCCCGGAGAGTCTGCAAGCACGGGTCAAATGGAACGAAGTTGGCATGTTCATTGGACAAGGCCGCAACGTCCAGATGGGTCGCTTCCTTATGACTGACGAAGAGTTTGCCGACAATCAGGCTCAGGCTTCAGCCAACCGCGTGGAAGAATCAACTTTAACTGAGGCGGGCACAGCCGCCGTACAAGGACAAGCATGACGACTGAGAACACTACACCAAACTCTGCACCTAACGGTGAACCCAATGCTGAAGAGCAGAAGGTCACGGCCCCGGTCGCCCTCGACGGCGCACCCGAACCCGTAGCTAAGGCTCCGGGGGAAGACCAGCCACCTGAAGCAGAAGGTGTAGAGTACGAGCCGACAGGCGACCCAAGCCTTGACATGGCTTTGCAGTTTGTGGGCAAGGCTGGCATCACGATGGCCCACCCCGGCATGGTCGCCGCCCAGACAGGCGACTTCAGCATCCTCAAGGCTGCCCTTGCGGCTAAGGGTGTGCAAGGCTGGGAGCAGTTTGTCGCCCTAGGCGAACAAGCCTTCGAGCGAGCCAAGGCCAATCAGGCTGCTGCTACCGCCAAGGTTCAAGCTCTGGTGCATGACGCCGTTGGCGGTGCCGAGGCTTGGGCCGAGATTCAGGCTTGGGCCAGCAAGAACGCCGAGCCTGATGAAAAGGCTGAGATCAACAAGATGCTGGCGGCTGGTGGCTTCCAAGCCAAGCAAGCTGCCCGCTACCTAGCTGATTGCTACAACAAGGCAAACGATACAGTCATCGAACCAGCAGACCCTACCCGTAGGGCTAGCCGCGAAACTGAGCGCTCTGACAACAGCCCGTTGTCTCCCCGCCAGTATTCCGATGCCGTCGCTGCACTGAACGTCAAGCTCCGTGGGAACATGGAATCTTCGCCTGAGTACGCCCGCCTGAATGCTAGGCGCTTGGCCTACCGGGGCTGATCTAGTACCCATATCACATAAAGCCCGCCCGTACCCTGTCGTCATTCTGACGGTTAGGCGGGCATTTCAAACCGTCACATAAGGAGTAGGCAAATGCCACTTGACGACAGTTACAACATTGTCCGGCCCGGTCAGCGTGGGCAGGCAGGCGCAATCGACGCACTGCACATTGAGCAGTACACCGGGATTGTTGAGAGCACCATCGAGCGCAAGTCGATGCTCAAGCCCTTGATCCCTGTCCGCACTGTGCGCGGCACTTCGGTCATCACGAACTTCGCAGTTGGTGAATCGACCTTGCAGAAGGCAAACCCCGGCCAGCCCATTGATGGCACTGGCACCGACTTCGCCAAGCGCACGCTGACCGTTGACACGGTGATTCTCGCACGCGCTGTGCTGCCCTTGCTGGAAACCTTCCAGACGAGCTACGATGCCCGTAAGGAAATCGGCACGGAACATGGCAAGCGGATTGCCAAGTTCACTGACCAGTCCTTCTTCATTCAAGGCATCAAGGCCGCCCTGTTGGCAGACTCTGCCTACCGTGGTACGTCCGCCGCTGGCAAGCCTCTGGGTCACTTCGGTGGTTCGCAGCAGACGCTGGCTGCTGCCGGTGACTCGCTCGACCCGGCCAAGCTGTACGCCGCTGTAGCTAGCCTCTTCGTCAAGATGGAAGAGAAGGACGTTGATCCTCGCACTGACGATGTGGTTATCGCCCTGCGCCCTGCTGAGTTCTACACCCTGTTGCAGAACGAGCAGTTGATTGACGGCACCTACAAGACTTCTGAAGGCACGAGCATCCAAGCTCACTTGCTGAAGGCTTACGGTGTGCCCGTCATGTCTTCGACCAACTTCCCTGCCGGTCAAGTGATTACGGGCAACCTGCTATCAAACGCTGCAAACGGCAACGCCTATGACGGCGACTTCTCGAAGGTCGTGGCCTTGGCCTTGTCTCCACGTGCGCTGTTGGCTGGCGAAACCATTTCCCTGACCACGGATGTGTTCTGGGACAAGGTGACGAAGCAGTGGTTCGTTGACGCTCACTTGGCCTATGGCGTTACGCCAAACCGCGCCGAGTTCGCTGGCGTTATCCTGAAGCCCTAATCCGGTCTTGGGTTAAGACCAAGCCCCTTCGCAAGAGGGGGCTTCCCTCTTAGCCTAACAAGTTCCCCTACCCTAATAGGTAGGGGATTTTTTTCGATTTTGGAGTTACCATGGCAACAACCCTTGAAGTGGTCAACGACTGCTTGGCTAGCTTAGGCGAAGCGCCACTGAACACCTTGGCCGAGCCTCATGAGTTCAAGTCTACGGCAACCCGTTTGCTTGAGCGCACTAACCGTAAGATTCAGTCTACGGGCTGGTGGTGCAATACTGAGGCCATCACGCTGAAGCCGTCGAGCATGAACTACATCCAACTTCCCGGCGACTGCCTGAAGTGGGAGAGCGGTGTGCGTAGCTCCGACACCCTTGTGCGTAGTCAGGCTAAGCCTTGGCTTGTGCAGCGGGGCAACCGCCTGTACGACACCCGCAACCGCACTTACGGAGTTGACGAGGAGGTTACGGGTGAGCTTGTTCGCCTTGTGCCCTTTGAAGAACTACCTATTATTCTTAACGAGTACATCGCTGCGGCTACTGTAGTACGCTTCCAAAGCAACATTGACGCTGACACTCAGCGCCGCAATGAGCTTACACAGCAATACACACTGGCCCGCATTGAGGCCCGTGCTGAGCACATCAGGCAACTCAAGATCAACTTCCGCAACAACAACCCTCGCTTAGCCTACATCAAGTCGGTTACTCGTGGGGCAAGACGTTACATTGGATAAGCCATGAAAGTCGCTGACAGTTACGAAAGCGTGCTGCGCGGTGTGAGCCAGCAGGTTCCCCAAGATCGCGCTAGCGGCCAGCACTCTGAGCAGGTCAACATGCTCAGCGACCCGGTGAATGGGCTTACCCGCAGGCACGGTAGCATGTTCAAAGCTGAGAAGGAGCTCACTGGCTGCCTTCCAGCCCAGCTTACGTCTTACGAGCTTGACAGCCGTGAGTATCGCAGCCTTGAGTGGGACACCGACGGTAACGAGTACGTTGTGCTCTACCGCATAGGCACTCGCCCAGCTAGCGCTAACCCGCTACCGGCCTTCCTCGTCTACAACAAAACTACCGGGCAATTCCTTAATGTCGTTCGTAATGCCGTTGATGCGCCCCTTGACCAGCTTGAGTCTGGGGGAGTTAGCGCTATTACGCCTGTTGGGAAGTAC